TCAGTCTGTAATCTTTGGCGCTCTTTAGGGTTCTTCAATCTTTCAACAGTTTTACTACGGTTAAGTTGCTCAAGTAGCTCCTGATTAGTTTTAGGAGCGTTTTCCATTACTTTGCCATGTAATTCATGCAACGCTTTCAACCCTTTGATGCCCTCATTGAGCGCCTTGAGGTCAACTTTCTCATACTCCCGAAAATCTATATCATCATTACTATCCATAGCCTCAAGTAAGTCGCCGTACTTCTGCTCTATCCCTAAATTAATCAGTCTCACCCCTTTACGAATAATAGCTAACGTATTTGCTTCAGCCTCACTTTCCTCATTGGTAAAGTAACCAAGCTCACGTCCAAGAGCCTCTTCTTGTACTCGCGCCAAGTAACTATTTCTAAGCTGACCCCAGCCTTCTATGGCAGACTTCTTGGTTAGCTGACTAATACCAACACCAAACTCATCCGCCAGCTCCTCTAAGTTATAACTCTCAGACCAAATACGTGTGTGTCCAGTCTCCTCATTAAACTCTTCAATGCGTTTACCTAGAACATAGGCGTTGCGAATATGGTTCCAGTTAATCCAGCTTGTTTTATTAGCCTTGTGTATTGTTATTTTCTGTAGTTCGGGCTGGTTGCTGTTTAAGTTACGCAGTGATTTTAGTTTTTGCTCGATTGGACTATTTGCCATCTTTTAATTCTCCATTGTTAAGTAATTCAACAAAATCCTCAGCCTCTTCTTCCGAAAAGAATGCCACAGATATTTTCTCAGGTACACTATGAAAGTTATTCTCAGATACCCATTGTACGACGCTATAGTTCAACCACCACAACAAGACCTTTTGCTGTACACCCCACAGTTCGTTATCAAGTTTAACTACCCTGTACATTTTTAAGTACCTTAGCTAATTGAGCAGGGGAAAGGGTTAACTTACCTGTGAGTATCTTTTCCCACATGATATAGTCCTTTGCTTGTACATAACTGCAAAAGGTTTTAAGATGTCTCCAATATAATCCAATCCACCAGTAAGCCCTACTTACAGCAAAACTATCTCGTCCAGTTTGTATAACCTTATAGTCTGGTAATCTATTCATCAATCCTCCTAATCTCTTTTTTCTGCACCCCGTAAGGCACTTGGTTGATGTCTATGTACTCTACCACGTTCTCCAATGGACTATATAACTTCAAATCTAATTCTTTATGCGTCACTACCCATACCATCACTGCATTAGCCGCTACAATGTTTTTTTCTGATGGCATAATGACCTTGAGATACTGGATAGTGAGTGGATTTTTCTTTAATCTGAACTTTGAATCGAGACACAGGAAAAGTGATATGATTGCTTAGTATAAGATAACATACATAAGCATGGCAACCAGACAGAAAAATTCCAATGACATGAGTGATGCCGAGCTTCGTAGAATGAGTGATGCGCTCGATGATGTGTTGGCAGAAAAAGCAAGTAAAAAATTAAGATATTTCTTTCCTTGGTCATGGGGATTTCATCAAGGAACAGCCCTTACATCTAATTGGCACATCGATATTATTGCTGAACATATTGAGGCAGCTCTTAATAGGCAAATACGCCGTCTTGCGATTACTGTATCACCTCGTAGTTCAAAGTCAACATTAGCCTCTGTTTCATCTCCTGCATATAGATGGATTACGCACCCAGAAGAAAGGTTTTTTCTAGCTTCTCACAAACTTGATTTGTGTACTACCAACTTGTTAGGGACTAGAAACATTATTAATAATCCAGCTTATTCAAATAGATACTGCAATTTAGAAAGTCCTTATTTTAGCTTTCGCCTGTCTGAAGACCAATCAACAAAGAAAAAGGTTGCCAATACGGGCAGAGGAGAAATAAATATATCCTCTCCAGATACAGGGATTATTGGTAGTGGAGGAACTGTATTTCTTATCGACGACATCATCGATGAAGAAATGTATAAAAATGAGCGTATCAGATTAGAACGTAATAGCTGGGTAACTGACCAATTGTTCGGTCGCAGTAACGATGTCAATACAGATGTCAAAATGGCTATATGTCAACGTCTTGGAGATGCAGATTTAATTGCACATTTATTTGAAGAATATAAAGGCGAAGACGGGTTTTTTGAGCTTTGTATACCTGCTGAGTTTGCGGCTCGTAAGACATACTTCTCACCTCTTGGGGTTAAATGGAATGACCCACGCAAAACCGAAGGTGAACTTATGGATGCTAATAGACTTCCCCTTAGTTATCTTAATACCATTAAACCTATTAGACGTAAAACATTATTCCAACAAGACCCCAGTGGTGGTGGCAAAGGCATAACCATCAGTGAAACAGATATCAGGATTGTGTCGCAAAAACCTACTAAGCTAGATTCCATGATTATTATGTGGGATTTGACCTTTGCAGCATCTCAAGCCTCTACATCATGGAACCTTGGTGCAGTAGTAGGCAGAAAAGAAAATAACTATTATGTAATTGATGGTATTCGAGCAAAGTTAGATATTGTGGGGCAAATGGCAGCTATCAAAAAACTAGCTAAGAAATATCCTCAAGCCGAAATTGGCGTAGAAGCAAAAGCTAATGGGGAAGCAGTAATGCGCTTGCTTGCTAGCGAATTTCCTAATATCGTACCTTTCCGCCCTAGTGTTTGGGGCGGAAAAGCTCAAGCTGACAAAGAAAAAAGGTTCGGTGCAGTAGTACCATTTATCAAAAACGGTCAATTGCACGTTTACAAGCCTCATTTAACAGACTATACGCTTGATGAAACTTATGACCCAGACCACGCTATTAATGAAATAGTCGGCTTTCCTCTATTCTCGACTAATGAGTGGGTAGATGATATAAGTTATGCTGTAGGATACTTGAGTCAGCAAACAAGTAATAATGTAATCATGCTATTTGGAGACAACAATCCAAAACTCACTGAAGATGAATATTGGGAAAATGACAGATTTGCTAAGAAATATAATCCAGACTATAATGAGGCTAACGACCTATGTATTTTCACCGACACCATCCCATCCGCAGAGGATATCAATGCCATCCAGTTCTAAAGATTACATTACAGACAAGCTTGTCTATAGTGTTTCTCTCTCCTTTCCTATGGCTAAGGTCAAAATGTTCATGTTGCATTGGAAAGACCTTGTAGTAGCCCTAAATTTATCTACAGTTCAACGTCAACTTTATTTTTTGTCTCAAGTCTTGTATTTGACTGGAGAGTTTCTATATCAAAATGATTTTGACCTACTGTATAAAATTGCTAATGATTGGAAAAAATACGACCTGAATCAATACGCAGACGCAGGTGACTTATATGGAATCATCAGAACCCTTAGTCCTATCGAGCATGACTTAACCAGTCTTGAATACTTAGAGCGCTTACAACAACAACAATTACAGCCTCAAACTTGTGCCAACCATCCTTAAACATACTTTAAATAATGGCTCGATTCCGTCACCTCATGAAATTGCTGTTGGTGAACTTGTTATAGCGCTCAAAGATGAACAAGCGATTCTTTATACTAAGGATTTTACTGGCAAGATATTCGAGATTGGAAAAGGTGTCCAAAATTTCACTGAACTACAAGATGTCAATATAGTTAATGCGCGTGATGGTGATTTTTTTGTTAAGTCGGGCAATGAGTTCACAGCAGCCTCCCAAATTGGAAATCTTAATAGACTGAGCGACCTTGAAATAAATAACCCTACAGATGGTCAGTATTTACGTTATGACCCTCTCAAGGAAGCTTATGTGAATGCAAATCCATCTTATGCGCTGTCACAACTTACAGACGTAGATTTGACAGGTCTAACCACCAATCAAGTACTGTACTGGGACTTAGTAGCAGGTAAATGGAAACCTCGAAATAGGCTCAATTTAGTAAACGAACTTAGTGATGTTGAGCTGACACCTACAACAGGAACCGAAGGTAACCCTCATCGACATCAAATATTATCTCTTGATGCTGGGGGAACAATATGGAGTAATCAAGACCTTCAAATTATTCGTGACCCTAATCCCACTTTAAGCAACAACCTTAATGCAAATGGTAATTATCTTTATAATTCTTTCAGTAGTGTTAGTAGTATTCTGGCTAACTCCCCTACTATTAATCTTCCTTACTCTACTTCAGATTATTGGATTGTAAACGGAGTCCCTCTAGAGACTCAAGCTCAGTGCATTATTTTGCCTCAGATTTCTCCTGCAAGTAATCAAGCAGCAGTAATGCTAATCGAGATACGTCAAAATACGGGACAAATCCTTATCGGTGGTCTTACAAATGTTAAATATGAAGACGGTAAAGCTATTCGGTTATCAGGTGCTGGGAAAACAGACATTATTACTATCCTTGTTCAAAATATTGAGGGTATAGTTACTACCTATGTTACAGCCGCAGCCCTCAATATAACCACATTAGGTCAAGGAGGAGTTCCTGCGTGGAGGTATGATATTGAGAACAATCAAGCTCAATTACTAGCGGCTCCTAAGCTATACGACGATTACTTTAAATATGTCAAACTACTACTAGATTTTGAGACACAAACATGGCGCAGTAAGCTTTGGTATGAAGATAAAAGTAGTTTGTCAGTTCCAATAACATTACTGGGTGTTACTCAGCAAGATACAGATATTACAACCTTCGGAATCCCTAATAAAATAGCCGAGTTTGATAATGTTATCGATACCATTACAATCTCCCCTACTGCAACTATTAACGTAATAGGAGATTTTACTTTTGAGTTCTATCTTCAATATCAAAATACAGCTTTTTATGAATCAGCTTCAGAGATTACGCACAATTATTTCATCTCAGATAACTTCAGTATCACTTACACTGGTCAGCTAACCGCCAGCACTCAAAACCTTACACTCACATTAGTTATTGGCTCTAACACCTATACATTTGACAACGCCAACCGACTTTTCAGATATCAAAATAGCCGCTACATATTCTTTTCTGTCACGCGAGTAGGGACGAGCATCAAAGTACATTGTGATGGGCAACTGCTGACAGAAAAAGAAGGCTTGGTTACAGATTCCCCAGCAACTAATTTGGCTATTACATCAGCAGAAGTAAGTATGATAGGACGTATTGACTCAATGCGCTTAACAGTAGGCAAAGGAAGATACACTGATGCTATTTATCAACCTCCAGCGATGAGATTTGGTCGGTTAGGTGGGCTTGAAGATGTGGTTCACTCTCAGTCTTTTAATTACTTTCATCGCAGTATTGGTAATCAGATATTCTCTTAATATGAATACAACCATATTTCCTCACACAGTTAACGAGAACAAAGCTGACTACAACTTAATACCTGTGGGAACTTTGCTATTAGGGTTTGTCTCAAAGAACATCACTACTAAAACATATAAGAACAGTACAGTTATTGTTGGTAATAGCAAGCGTAACCTCAAAGAATTTATTGAATACTCTTCTTACAGTGACGGCTCGATACTTCGTTTCTACAAAGGCAAATTAACAACCATTGTGCCTAATATATATTTAAGAGATATTGAAGGAACAGTAATAGCAGGAATGGGTGATTATCTTGCAGTTACCAGTCTTGGTACTGTCACTAACGTAGGCAGAAAAGAATACTCTGTCAGTCAATTAAGTGATGTGGTCGATTCTATTTCACCTGATAAGTATGCTCTAACCTACAATGGTGCTGTTTGGGCATATGCCCCTGAATCTTCGGCATTAGGCAGATTTGAAGATGTGACTTTTGCTACAGTACCTTACGGGGTTTTTGTATCCTATTTTGCTCCAGTTAATCAAGGGGGGTTTGGAAATAGCTATAGAATCCTGCCTTTGAGTATTACTTGGGATAGGTCGCCCATTCTCGGAGGCACATTAAATTGTAATGGCAAGTCTTTACGCAACTTAACTTATTATTCTCAAGATATACAAGCTTCGTCTCCTGTATCAACTTTATCTGTAGATACAATTACTTATAATGAAATCAATATAATTTGCGAGGATAATGTCAAAGTACTCTCTTTAGATATTATCGTTAACCAAGCTCATCTCAAGTATTTTACGCTTAACCTAATAAATTTTGAAGGGATATTGAGCTTATCTTCATCTCAAGCTGATATTATTTTTGAAAACGGTTACTTAGCAAAAACAAAAGGAAAAGATAATACCTACACCCTGTTGGTATATAGAGATGATGTTAAACTAAGAGTTATCATGCTACACAAAAATCGAAATCTCAATGTATTTACAAACTAACAGCAAAGAAAGTAATAATACCCCAGTTGAAGTTGAGGTAGTCCAAAGTCCTAGCTTTGACATATTTGGTACAACTGTACATCTACCTCCAAACTCTAGTCTTAATACCGCCCTTCTTTTGGCGTTATTAATTCAAAATCTCACTAACCTATTTAAAACAAAACCCGTAGAATTTGCTATTGATTTGCTTAGGGGTGGCGACCTAGAGCTACTTGAAAAGCTTGACGATATTGCAGTAGAGTTGAGAGAACTTACTAAGGCTGACAGAGTACTTATTGCAGGATTCCATAACGGCAAAAAGAATACAGTGTATCACTGGAAAAGATTATCGGTTCTGGCAGAAGCTACGCGACTAGGTATAGAACCTGTTGCATCAAAGCTGAAAGATGTGGATACCTATTCTGTTATGACAAAAGCAGATTATGATTTACTATCTACCTTGAAAGCCCACCAACAATACGTTCACACACATCAAGATTTACCGACCATTAGCGCTAAACAAAAAAGATTCCTAAGTACCTGTTACATGTTTGGACAATATGTTTGCTTATTAGTCGATGACATCGCAGACGCACCTCATGGAATTATCTTTGTTCAATACGATAGCCGTGAAAAATGTGAAGTACAAACAGAGAATGAGGTAGGCTGGAGTGATACTACTAGGGACATCGCTTACCAGAAAGCAATGGTAGTTAATAACCTTATTTATGACAGAGGCACTTCAAGAATGAATAAAATTTTTGATTTTGTTAAAAAGAAGTTGAGGATTTTCTAAACTATGCTTTACAGGAAAGATGGAGGAATTTATAGTCGCGCCTCAGCTATTGTCAACATTCTAACTCAGCTTGATACTGTAGTTCAGCCAGCTTATATTGATGATGAAACTCTAGCTCTTTACGGATTTATTTCTGACCCAAACCTAACTAGTCCTGTCAGTCAAGCTCCGACTCAAGAGCAAAGAAAAACAGCATTGTCCAGTGTAGATTGGGTTATTGGTGCTGCACACTTGTCAGAACAAACCAAGGCATCTATTGAAGCATGGAGATGGATAGTTAGAAATTTGCCTCAAATAAATTTAAGCGCAGACATTCCGCCATTACCTAAAGTAAAGGGTATAACAGGCTACTTCTCAACCACACTGCTAACTCAGGCAGAGGTTGACCAGATTAAAAACTATGTAACGCAAGATGAGGATTGGCTCACTTTTCTGCAAATTTGGAAAGAGCTTGGATTTACTTATTCTAAGCAGACTGTAGCTAATTTGTTGACTGCTTATACTACTGTGACTTTAAATGAAATTATCGGCAGCTTATAATCATTCATTTTCTGCTGGATACTCATACACTAGTCAAGTGTACGATGTTGCAAAGTTAATTCCAAATTTGAATGGATTATATCTGTGCAATCCAGATTATTTAACCTTCTCTAAAATTGGTGCTAATGGTGCAAACCAAATCCAAACTATTTATAATTTGTTGTTTGATGGAAATTTTCTTCAAGCTTCGAGTAATCCACCAACACTTATCTCTAATGATAGTCAGTTCAATGGGCAACCTAGTATAGACTTTGCAAATAGTGGTAATCAATCTTTAGTATTCAGAAATTCAGTAAAGGTCGGCACATTAATTATTGTTTACCTTACAAGAGTTGCAGGTAGTCTTCCTGTGTACTCTTTTGGCTCCATAGCTGGTGACCCACCAACATTTTTTGATATCTTTCGTTCTGGGGCTACTTCATTATGGGCAGAGCAGCCTCTTGCAAATAACTCTATCTATAATGCAACGTCACGAATCAATAGCCGTTCAGTCTCACCAGATGTCTTTGTTCCCCTCAATAACACCAGAATCCTTAGTGTCACCAGTATAGATAATGCTAATCAATATGAGATTGTCTCTGGTTTTGGTGGGAGCGCTACTGGAGGAGGGTTAAGTGTTCGAGGTAAGATAGCTGCAATCATCACAGCAGAGTCCCCTTGTCCTTTAGACATACTTGCCTCTGTTGAAGCTAAGTTGGCGGAAATATATGTTAACTACAATGGAGTGTCAATATCTTCTCAGCCAACATTCAGAATATTGGTAGATGCTTTTTTTAGTTTTGATTTTGCTACTATTGCTATCGATGAGTTTTTTGATATTGTTAGCTATACCTATGTATCTCCTAGTGGATTAGGACTCAGTTTTACAGGCTCAATTTTATCGGGCTATGTACCAGAAGTATTTGATGGTGAGTTTATTATCAGCATTACTAATAGCAATAGTATGGTATCTACATTCAGTTTTAGCTTAGAAACTGTTCGTCCTGACCCATTTGTACTAGACTTCCCACAACAATCTAATATAACCGTAGCTCTTTCTCCACTAAAAGATAGTGATGACATTCCTTACGGGATTTATGCCGATACATTCGATAATATAGTTAAATGGGAAGACTGCCGACGATTACCTAATAGACCTTTATACATAGCAAGTGATATAGGAACTAATCAAATCACTTACGATGGAGCAACTGCGTCTTTTATAACTAATAGTTCTCTTAATCCCAGAACACTATTAGGAACAACCGTTAACTGCAAAACATTAATCTGGGTATACAAACAAAAGCAGATTGGGGAACGCTTTATGGCTAATGGCTTCCCAGATATATTTGCTAACGGTGTTCTTTGGACTACTGCTACCAGTGAGGAAATATTTGGTACAACAGCTATAACTCAACTTAATACAAAGGTTAATAAGGTTGCGGTAAATGCCTTCAATTATCGATTCCCAAATGAATATGGGGCAATTATTACTGCAACTAATTCTGGAACATCGATACCTTTTAGCGGTCTTACTTCTCAATTAAAAGGAGAACTACTGTATTTTATCGGTTGGTCGGTTGCATTAGGCGATGATGAACTTGCAACGGCTACTCACCTCTTAGCTAATAAGTTTTTTGATTCAACACTATTACTCTTCAGTACTGAGACAGAGTTCAGATACACTGAAAACGTTATTGTTAACCTTAACAAAAAGGTTACTGAAATAGCTGGTAACACCATAGAATACGAGATACTAGTTAACCACTACTCAGCAACGATAACTGGGAACGACCTCACATTTACTTGTCCAACCGATGACTTCATCAGCTTTACTATTCGTGCATACACTTCAACCGAATCACTCACATTCAGCTTTAACGTCAGCATCACCTTACTTACTAATCAACTTTATATCGACCTGAAAGGGTTGCTTAACACCTTTAGCTCATTTTTCATCGTGACCCCTGATGTCGTCACTTTATCTAGTGGCAATATACTTCAACTTGATGAGTATCGAACTAATGGACAAGAGCTTCTTGGAGTAAATGCAGTCAACTACATCACACCTACACAATTAGATGGACTACCCGCAGCTAGATTTAATATAGATGGCTCTTCACGGCTAGATTTCGGCACACCTAGCAGTAGTAGTGGATACTGCTTTATCATTGCTTACATACGCAAAGCAGGGCAAACTGGCATAGCTTTCTTGTTTGGGCAGAATAGTAACAACATCTTTAACTCTGGCAATGATGGGGAACTTCTAGCAACAGATTTCTATGGAGATGTCTGGGCGAACGGGGCAGAAAGAGAGAGAGATTATGTGCTGCCTGAAGAATCTCTTAGTGTGGTGATATTCAATTCAACTGACCTAGTAACCATCAACTCTATTGCCAAAGACAGGGTGTTCGAGGACAGAAGTGTAAAAGGTAGTGTAGCCATGTTTTGCACTGTTGACTATAAAATTGAGGCAGACTTGTTTGCAGTAATAGAAAGTAGCATTCGAGACTACTATCAGCCAGCCAAAATAGTTACATTATTGAACTTTGACAGCAGCATCGTAGATGGAAGTTATCGCGCCAAGACTTTGACCAGCAATATCTCGGTACTCGACACAGTTAACAAGAAGTTTGGAGCCACCAGCTTCCCAATTGCTAAAAACAGCGTACCAGCTTATGTGCAAGTACCCAATGACTCAGACTATTCTTTTTTGTCGGAGGATTTTACCATTGCAGGTTGGCTATTGGCTGACCGTGCTACTACTGGAGCCGAAGTTATTAACATTTATACACAACAAGGATTATCACTATTCTTTTCTGCCGACCGATTGTACTTAGGTCGCTCATTAGTACTAGGACTTGCTTTGTTTTCTGTCGCCTTACCTATATCCTCTACTGTATTCAATCATATCGCTTTGACGAAACAGAATGGAACACTGAGACTGCATGTTGGTGGAGTTCGAGTGTACGAAGCTGCTGATGATTACGAGTACCGTGACTGGAATACTGATGCACAAATAGGACAAGCCACTGCAATAACTACAAGTGGCTTGAACATCAATTTAGATTCGTTTGTGGTGTACAGGAGGATTTCGCTTTACAACGGCGCAAGTTTTGCCCCACCTAGTAGTGCTTACACAGTTTAGTTGAGGTCAAGAACACTTGAAAATTGGCTCAGATAATTACTTGGGTCAAGTTCGTTGAGTTCGCCTTTACGTTTCATTTCCCGTTCGCGCAAAAATCTCTCGCGCTTGGCTTGTAGCTCCTTCATGTAGTTGTTCGACTTCTCTAGCGTCTTGAGTTCGGCTGCGGTCGCTGTGCCGTGATGCCGTCTCAGTTTATATAGAAATACCTGAGAGTGCCTAAACTTGAGGTACAGTTGCTCTCTTGTTTTATCTTCGCTTCTATAAGCTTTCTTGCGAAGTAGTACAAATTTTCCCAAACCAAAAATATCAATAGTGGCAGTCTCGTCAGCACATAACTGAGCTTCAATAGCTTTAGTAATCTCACGGAGGGTTTGGTAGATGAATGCTGGGGTCAGGAAACTTCCCGTATCTGGAAAGCGTTCAAGTAGATTGGCATGAGCTTGGAAAACGTAAGCTGGAATGTGTTTGCGTGTCTTCTTGGTTACATTGATAAGGTTTTTCTCTTTCTGCTTCCTTACGGTATCGACGTAAGGTTCGGGTGTAAGTTGTGTCATAATGAAGTGGTATACATATCAATTCCAAGTCTACCACGATGCGAAAACAGTCAAATAGCTTCAAAGAGTTCAAGACGCAAGAATACTTCAAGGCGTTGGCTGAATCTATTTTGGGAGTTCGTAGAGCTATTAATAGTAACTTCGCTAAAAACACTTTTGTCGATGAATTGGCTAAGTGGATTGCTAAATCGAATGCCAGCATCTATGAAGTACCAGATACCATCTTTGACAAGTTTGCAGAAAAGAATGTAAGTGACATCACTGCCAAATACTTTGCCAAAGTGCAAGTCGAGTTCAACAAGGTATTGACTACTAATTTTGAGTCGATGATTAAGTTGGCGCTTAGACACCAAATGTACGACTACTTGTACGAGTATGGCGATGACGATATCCGCAAGTACTTTGATAGCGTAGTTATTACAGAAGACACCAAAGAGTTATCAGCAGAGTTTGCAGCCCCTAACGATGACTATGGGCAAAATATGCAAAACCGAGCCAGATACGCACTGACTAGAAATGCAGTCAACAATCTGCTAAATCAAAGAACGGAACAGACTAATATCAATGATGTAGCCAAGGTACAAGAGCGAGTCAAAATAGCTGACGAAGTATCGCGCAATGTCTATATGCTCAACAAGATAAGCGATAGTACCAACAGCGCCAAAGCTGCCATGATGAACTTCCTATATGGCAGCAGTGATGAGAAGCAAAACTTTATATCAAGTAACTATCTAGGTAAGCGCCGTCGAATATTGCAAGCATCCTACTCAACCGAAAGTAACAAACAAATTCGCAAGGCTGTTGCATTATTTTTAGCAGACAACCGAGAATACATTACTAATATTAAGTCTCAACGTAACAAATACGAATACGACCTAAACCTTCTCAAAGTACGCATTCGTAATATTATCAACAAAGACCAAGAAGGGCTACAAGGAGCGTTCAAGCAACAGTCGCCAGATTTAATCGTAAAGACTGAGTTAAGCATCGCATATAATTTCGGTAAGGTAGCTGCGTTTGGAGGCAAAGCAGATAGATACAAGCGATTCCGATGGAACGTTGACCGAGAGTATGCTTTGATTAGCCGCTACAAGAGATTATCAAATGGAAGTAAGAGAACTGACCCTGTTCCATGCGAAGATTGTGAGATTCAAGATGGATTGGAATATTACCTGTTTGAGATAATTGAGAACCAGAGAAGTGCAGGAGATGTTATCAATTATAAAAAAGGAGGTGCAACTATGTGGCGCAATCATAATAAGCCTTCTATAGTTTTCCATCCCAACTGCCAATGTTACTGGTCATTAATTGAAGACGTTGACGAAGAAGACTTCGACCCTAAGAAGCCTCCACTCAATCGCCCACCTCAAGGAGGCTTAGGCACTCCGATTACTACTCTACATTCTCTGCACCTCGGCTACCTCCACCAGATGCAGCTAATTTACCACGTATAGTAGAGTCAGGATTGGATGCTCTCAACTTTGTTGGGGCAGAAAAAAATATTGTGAATAAGGTGGCTAAAAGTGTCCAAATCATCAATCGCGTTTAGCCTTGGTATTGCATTGTTACTTCTATTGGTCTTTCCGCCCGACCCTGATAGAATAAATTTAGCGCGATTATTTTACGCTTTAATGTATCTTCTTCAACACCTTCACCCATGACATCCAAACCGCAACAACGAGCTGAATTTATATTTGAGGGACTTCAAGCTCTTCAACACGTAGACATTCCTTCAACTTTAGATGCAGCGAGACATGCTATCTATAGTTACCAACCTAGCTTTGGTGACTTGAGTGTGCTTCCTGTAGCCATGAACGCCCCTAACTTCCCTAAATGGGCAAAGACAGCTAAAGATACTTATAAAGCTAATGCTGCGGATAAACTTCCGACTAGAGTTGCTAAAGCTGCCCTTGAAACTGGAGGGCAAGTGTTACGTGATAGTGAAGGTTGGGGAAATCCAATTGCGGATGGCATGTCCGCAACTTATCGAAATGTTCGAGGAGTTTATGATAAACAAAAAGAACTTGGGCGCAAACTAACCCCTAGAGAAGTATTACAAGAATCAGGTAAAGCTGCACTACAAACTGCCAAAGCACAAGTTGTTACAAGACCTAAATTTTATTTTTATGATGCACCAAAAATGGGTGTGGATGCCGTCAAAGGTGCAGTCCCTAAAATAGGTGAAGCTATTTCTAAGTTACGCAGACCTAAACTTGCCCCGATGTCCATTTCCTTTAAACATTTTAAGGATTTTTAGAGGGTAATGCTGAGTTCATGAAAAAGTACGTTATAGGTTTTTCATAATATTTACTAAACGCCATTAATTCATAGACCTCAAGAGGTCGTTTACCTCTTTCAATTTCACTAACCACATCTTGAGAGAAAGAAAAATCTGCCCCCACACTAGCCTGAGATTTATTCTTGGCTTTGCGTAAACTACGAAGCTTTTCCCCGACTTGTTGGTTAAATAATGATTTGTCGTTCATGTTACGATAATACTTATATAGTTATGATAGCGCATTAGCTAAATGAAGAAAACCTCGCCTAATATTGCATATTTTAAAGCCCCAACATCAAGAGCCAACTTTGAGTTGGGGCAGGTGTTGGTGACTGGCGTTCCTATCAAGGACGAATACACTGCTTTGGTTGCCACTGAAGGTAAATTTACAGATAGTACTGATGTGGAACATGAATTTACTCCTGAACGTTTGCAAACAATTGTTGAACATACTAACAAAGCTATTGATAGCGGCACTGTAGTTCCAGTTTGTGCCGACCACAAGAAAGATATTCCCAATACTATTGGAAGTATTTCTGGAAGAGCTTTCACTAAAGTAATTACACCAGAAGACTTACCTAACCAGAACTCTCAACATCTTATCGGTAAGCTGGGGATGTTCCTATCTGGTGTGAAAGTTGCAGCAGTTAAAGGAATCGAAGCATTGAAGTCTGGAGTCAAAAGTGTTAGCATGGGACTAAATCTTGACCCCAATGAGCATCGCATTATGGAATTGAGCCTTGTCCCTATTCCTGCAATTCCTAATATGGGACTATTTCATAAAAAGGTCTTGAAGGCAATGAGTAGTACTGCCAATTTTTCAGGTATTCCTGATAGTGGTAATGCTGTGACATGGGATGAACTTGAAGCTAACGACCAAGCGATTGATGATTTGCAGGACGAGTACAATGAAATTTGCCAGAAACTGTGGCTTTTGTTAAAAAACGCTTATGATAACGATGCGATTAACATTGACTCCCCTGAAGTTTTATTGCAATTAATTTATTCTCAGTTAAATGGTTTTAGTGTAAAAATCATCGAATTACTTGGATTAACTTCATTAATGCAGCAAATGAACCAGACCGCGCAAGCTGGTGCAATTGCTCCTCAAGACCAAGCTGCTCAAGCTCAAGCGCAGTTGCAAGGGGGTGCTGAGAGTGGCATGACAATCCCACAACTACAACAACAAACCACATATAGACGTGGTACTAATAAATTAGCTCAGTTCAATTTATCAAAAGGTACTACCAAAAAGTATGTACGAGGAAGTGCAGCTAAATGTTAAGTGAATTTGCCATTAGGCAAAATACGAGGGTAGGTAGGAATGGGCTTAAACGTAATGCCCAGAATAGAGGCTTGGCTGGTCAGCCTCAGTTACCTAATCTCAATAACCCCAGAGCTGCTGCTGGTCAGAATACACCTCTAAGTCAAGCGCAGATGAATGAAGCTGCACAGATGAGAGCACAAGCCAAACAAGTCTACAATCAAACACTTAATCAAGGTAATCCCTCTCCAGCAGCAACTGTAACCCCTCAAGGAAAAGCGGCTCAAAAACATGCACAACAGCAACATAAAAAACGATTAGATGAGCAAGACCTAAGAGATAAGTATGCTAATAGTAATTTACCATTAGTAGCTCCTGCTGTAAATTATGTATCTAATAGAGTAATAGACCGTTTTGGGGCAAATGAGAATGCTGTAACTGGAACCTTAGCTGGACTGACTCTTGCACCTATTGCCGCAGGTGCAGCTATATATACCAACCAAAAAAATAAGAAAGCGGAAAAGGAAAAGCAAGTTCAGGCTCAATGGCATCGTGACAAAGTAGCTGAAATTATGGCTAAAAGAAACTTACTGCTAGAACAACGACAAGCACAAGCCCAGCAGCCTGAACAAGAGTTACAACCACGACTAGGTTACAATCACTTTAATTCATCGGCTAAACAAGCTAATTTCTTTTTTGGTCGCCCTAAGCCTCAAGGAGTTGATTTAAGAAAAGCTGCTGCTATTGCTGTTGGAGGGTATGGTTTGTTATCTGGACTGAACAAGAAACGTAATGACGATGCCCTTAAGATAAACAAGCTTAAGGACAAAGAAGAGAGAGCCGCAGCTTTGGATTATTATAACAGTGCCCAATATAATATCGATAATGTAATAAGTAATGTACCTACTGCATTAGGGCTGTCTAATATTGTTCCTGAGACTTTGGCTCATCCTCTTATTGCTCCGACACCAAACACTGAAAAAGAAAAACGTGACAACAAACCTCGTTGGACAAATTATCGGACTCAAGCTGCCTACTCAAAACCTAAACTAAAACAAAGTGCTGATTTCTTTCTACCATTCATCGCGCCAGTCATCGGTATTGCTGGTGCTGGGTATGGATTGTATCGTAGGAAAAAGGAAGCTGCTAAAAAAGATGAAATACTGGAAGCTGAAAAGTTGGCAGCTCTTGACCGCATTCAAGACCCTGAGTTACGTGCTGGCTTACTATCCAAGGCAAGAGGTCAAGTAATTGATGACGGTTCTCGCGCTCAGCTAGTCGATGCAGCTCTTGATGGCGACTATAAGACAGCTCTAGGGGTTGGACTCAAGAAAATTAACTTCGATAATAAGTAAGGTACAATAAAATTATGTCTAAGAAATACTCTCGAAACTATAATTCCATCTACGCAACCTTTCTCAGGTCTTATCAAAGTGCTGTGGCAGAATTTGCAACTCAAATAACTGTCGAGAATAGTGAAGACCAACCTAAGTATCGTAGAGGAGTTCGTGCTTCGCTTGCATTAGGAGGTATCGGTGCTGGCTATGCTTTAGGTGGCAATCCAGAAGCACAGAAAGTTTTAAGAGAGACAGGTGTTGATGTAAAAGACAGGGCTATTGATGGGCTTCAGCATTTCAAAACCAAGTACGACATCCCTCAAAACCTTGGTGTTAAAATTCCTGTGCAGAAACTCACAGAGCAAGCTGACAACGTAGCTATACCTAATATGTTTGGTAACTACGACCAAAGACTTGAACGTGCGGCAGAAGCCAAGCAAGTAGCAAACGATTTAGGTCTTAACCCTAGCAGATGGTTTGGTGGTGGCAACTAATGGCTAATTTCAATTTTCTTGAAGATGTTGCTGGTACAGGTGGAGCTATTGGTGGTGGCTATTTAGCAGTAAAGTCGGGTCAAGGACTTCTTAAACGAAAAGCCGAGCGTGATGCTAAATATGATGGCATGTCATCTGACCTAGACTACCAATCTAATGTGAGAGAAGCTAACTCAATTCAAGACCCTTCAGAACGTAATGCAACACTTACCAAACTTCGACGTGATTACGATGATAGGAAGTGGCAACTACAGGCAAAGAAAGGTGTTACTGAAACAGGCGGTAAGGTAGCTTTAGGTGCTGCTGGAGCTGCTGCTGGCTATGGTATAGGAAAACATCTAGTAAATAGTGCAAATGATATAGATATTAAATCCGCCGTAAAAAATGCTGCACTTGCAGGATTGACTAAACAAGACCCTGAAAGCCTTTTCAGTAAAGCAGATTTTGCTAATCCCATTCACGGCTTGTTAGCTAAAACAGGAGCTGCTGCTGGAGCATTATCTGGTTTTCAAGATGTAGATAAGCAATATTGGGAGGGCAGAAAAGAGATTGAATATATCTCTGACCCTGAAGAACGAGCCAACAGACTGCGTGACTACGACTCCTTCAACTCCAAGCTTGGTCGTGCTGGCAACACACTGAAGAAATCTACTCTTCGTGCTGCTGCTGGTGCGGGAATTGGATATGTGGGTAGCAAAACTGCTGGTCACTTATTTGGTGACCGACCACAATTACCTCCTACAACAACTAAAATGTCTAAAAAAATCAGAAAGAGTGCTAACTTTGCATTGCCAAACCTCAACTTACATCCTAATGTGAACCTTGGCGCTAAAATCGGCGCTGGCTTAGGTTTAGCTTCTGGACTTGGTATCGGAGAATCTGATAGAGAGCGCGAAAACACTGGTATCGGTGGTCGCCTCGGTAAGATTGTAGGTAAGACTGCAATTGGTGGCGGACTTGGCGCTGGTGCTGGGTATGGGTATAATAAGTTCAAAGGTATTTCTCATATTCCTCAGCCTACCCCAGAAAAAATTCAATCTGCAAGAGTTAGACGTGCTAATGAGAGAGCTACTAATCAAGCCGAGGCTCAAATCCCAGAAAATATGTCTAAAGATTTAGATACAAAACTTGATGGTATGAGTCGTTGGGATAAATTTAAAAACTATGTAACTAAAAGGGACATCAAAGACGTGGGACAAGACATTAGACAAGGAATCCGAAATACTACTGGATTTGAGAAGACAATTCGTAAGTCAGCCAATTTTCAAGACCCAGCTACAATTCAACGCCTAATTCAAAAAGGCAGTACATATATCCCTCAAGATAATACTGGAGTTGTCAGTCTTGAAACAACTTTGCGTGGCAAGATGCAGAAAAAGAAGGCTAGGGAACCTAGAATCCCTGCGAGTATGGGTGTAAAGGAAATCAACTCGATGATTGAATCAGGTAAGCCGACTGGCAAGTATTTCAGTAAGAGTATTCGTAAGTCTGCGGTATTTCAACAACGTGGGCTGAAGTCGGCTGAGTTTGGTATTGGACGGGTTGTTAGTGATGCAGTCAATGCTCCTAGTCTATTAGTACAAGCAGGAAGATACATTGCTGACCCTCTCGGTAATACTTTTAAAAATAAAGCGGCTGATGTTAGAGGTGGAGCTGTTGGAGGTCTATTGAACCGAGCATTAAGCGTACTTCCTATGGCTCAAGGAGCTAAGGCAAAGGTTGCTAAAGCAGGTGCATTGCAGGGTGTAGGCGATTATCTACATACTAATGAAGGTGCTAGAAACACTGCTATTGGTACTGGAGTAGTTGCTGGTGGTGGATTGCTAGCGCTTGGCGCGTTGGCTAGTCGTAAGCCTAAAGTTTTGGAAGAAGACCAACCTAAAATGTAAGTTACGGGGAAAAACCATAAATAATGTCGTGCTCAGAAATTAGTGTGGCATTATTGTTTTAGTCCTAAAAAACGAAAATAATAAAAATGGATGAAGAACAAGATTTAGGCGCTCAGGACGCTGGTATGGAGGGAGGAAGTCAAGATGCGACTGAACTCAACCCTACTAACGCTTTTGGCGAATTACTTCTAGACTTAATTGAGGCTCAGTTTGCTGACCTAATTACTGACCCAGAGGATACTTCCCCTGCAATCAGTGCTGGTATTCAAGCTCTTGTTCAGGCAACTGGCTTGAGTGAAGAAGATGTGACTGGCTATATTAGCGGTGAAAACCTCGTTGATAATGTTGAAGATTTAGAAGCGATGATTTCCGCATTCCCTGACGCAACAGAAGAAGACCTTGATAAGCTCATCGAAGTTGCTGATGGTGTATTGGAACAAGACCGTCAAGCTTTAGAAGCACAATATGAAACTGAAGGCGCTGAAGGAGGCGCAAGAGAACCTATGACTGAAGAAGCTGCTAACTATGCTGCTGCATACAATCCCGCAATTCAAGCTAACTTTAATAAACAAGTAGCCGATGAAATTCAGCGTGTACGTGCAGAAAACGAAGCCCTTCAAGCTAACTTTGCACAAGCTCAGTTTGAAGCTCAGCTCTCCCAAGCATTGACTGACCTCGATGCACGTATTACTCAAGACGTAGTTGACGGTATTATCACTCCTGCAATGAAAGAAGCTCTGATTGGGAACTTCTCTGACTCTCGTAAGAGAGTTGCACAGTTTACAGGAATCGCTGAGACTAACGGTGCGCGTGATTTGCAGGAGCAACTCAATATGTCAGAGTTTGCTTACTCTCTATTGCGTAACGTTGCAAATGTCACACAATTCAAAGACTTTTCAGTATCTGCTGAAGAAGTTGCGACTGCCAATTTCTCAAAATCACTTGAAGAAGCTGCTAAGGGCGACCTTGTAGCTATGGGTCTGGATTTCGGACTATAAGGAGCATAAAACACAATGTATCTAACCACTCAACAAATTACTCGCAACGGTCGAGCTATTGTCTTTAATGCGGCGGCTAAAAAAGTTGCAATCGATGCTGTCCAGATTAACAGCGCAGATATTCAACTTAATGCTGAAGGAAAGGCTGTTGCTCCTGAAGGCTCGTTTATCTCAACCACTGGTACATCTGGTGAAAGAGTTGCTCGTTTCCTTCCTCGCACTCGTTTAAATGCTGCCACTGCTACTAACTCCCCTACTATTCAATTGAAGAGTCCCTGCTCTCAATTTAAGGTTGGTGATGTACTGTACGCAAAGCATTGTTACGCTCGAATCAAGTTTATTGGAACATTTGCAACTGGGGATGTAATTACCGCAAAAATTGCTGGTGTAACTTACTCAGCAACCGTAGGGGCTACTCAGACTGGTGCTGGTGCTGCTGCTGATTTTGCAACTGCAAATGCTGCTGCTCTCTTGACTGCTGGCATTACTTACGCTCAAGTTGGTTCTACGGCAGTAGCAACTATCTACGCTAACGATTCGTATGATGTTTACTTTACTACTTCGGGCGCTGCTGGTCAAGTAGTTGTTGAAACTACCGAAGCAGGTTACTTGGGCGACAATCTCACCCCTCTTGGTACTATTTTAGCTATCGGTGCTGAAAATGCTACTACAGGTGTTCGTTCTGTGACACTTGCTGCAAACGCTGCTCAAGCTCTGCCTATCAATTCCATTGTTGGTATTAACGTTGCAGAAGTTCTCGGATTGTATCCTGACCCTGTAGACCTTACTGGTGAACCAAAACGTGACTTTGCAGTTATTTCTGAAATTGCGGGTATTTACCAAAATAACCTGCCTTACATTGATTTACAGTTGAAGCGTTTGTTTGGGCTTCACCTCCACATCAAACCATTCTTCAACAAATAGGAGAATATACAAAAAATGGCATATATTGAAAATTTTCTAAAAGAAGGACGCGCTGCAAAAGCTGCCGACCTCGTTGTAAACAATACTCTCCGTCAGTTGAAGGAACGTTCAAAAGTTCTCAATACTTATGTTCCTCTCATTGAGAAGACTGGTCGTGATTGGTTAGCATACATTTCGACAACTGTTGACCCCATTGCGTCTCTGGTAGCTACAGGGCAAGATTACCCTGAAGCTAAAAAGGGTGACTTTTCCAAGATTCAAGCTCGTAACTATAAGGCTGCGATTGCCTACCACTGGGATGAAGATACCCAGTGGAGAATGGCTGAGGTTTCGGAACTTGCTAAGATTCGTGGAATCACCATCCAGAATATTCAAGTTTCTGAAGGTAAGGTACAGTTAGGTCAAGATAACGAGCTTGCCAAGAATATCTTTGGTACTCTTGCTTCTCTCGTTCGCGGTCATATCAACTTGATTGACTATCTTGCATGGCAAACACTTCAAACTGGCAAAATGCAGTACACAGACCAACGTACAGGTCTAAAGGCAGATTTGGATTGGACAAAGGCTATCGCTATCCGTGCTAACCATTTTCCTTTCCCTATCTATCAGACGGACTTTGCTGGAACTGAGACTGTCGATAGTTTAAAAAGAGACTGGACTCAACATGAGACAGCAGACCCTCTGCAAGACCTTGCAGACATGCACACTCAGTACAAACGCACAAACGGGTTCCCTGCCGACGAAATTGCTATCGGTGAGCGCCTGTTCCTAAACATCGCTCGTTGCAAGTCTGTTAAGGAAGCTGTTGTTGCTGCTAACGTTCTTGGTAACGTTATCACTGGAACACCTTCTATCGCTCAAATTAACGAAGTAATGGGCAATCGTTACCTACCCAAATTTGTTTTAGAAGATGGACAAGTAGAGTTGAGTGACGCTAATGGTCAATCTGCACCTACTCGTTTACTTGATGAAGGTACTATTGTATTCTTGAGTCGTCAAGGTCAATTCAATCGCATTCTTGGCGGTACGATTGAAAACGGTGGTCGCGCTGGTATCTTCCAACGCACATGGCAAAAAACACCTATTCTTGACATTAGTGAAACTGCTTCGATGCAACTTGTTGCTGCCCCTACCATCGCTAAGACTGGTATGGCACGTAAGATGGCTAAGACTGTTAATATTGAGAACTCAATCTCGCTACAGGATTTCTTAACTTTCGATAGTTCTAGAGGTCAGTTAATCGTCCCATAAATCTAAGTTAATCTTTAGCTACAGATTTAAGTTCCTCTTGGTTAATTCTAAGAGGAACTTTCTATATAATCTCTGCTATCATAAATACATCTACACGTATATAAATATGACTCAGAAGACCCCTCCTAGAATTTACCGCATATTCCCTGCTTACATCAATAACGACGGTCACACTGTTTTAGCAGGTGAGTACAAAGAATATGAAATCGATATTAACGAAGCTAGGCAAAAATCTACAGCAATACTAGTTAATGCCTCCGACTTCCAAGATATCCAACCCACAACCGCAGCACCTGACATCAACTTCATCGCAAGCAATGATGTCTCTTTTCAAAACGTACCTGTTATAGTCAGTGTCAAAAAGTTGAAAATCAACTCTTGCGAACCTTCAGAAATTGAAGCTTTGAAGTTTGTCGGTAAAGTGGCTACCCAAAAAATTTCAGAGTATCGTAAAGATGCTAAAATAGAATCATATACACAACTAGACAAGATTGCTCCGCTAAAGAGTAAGAAATGGGAAGACATTGCCGTTATCGACTTTGAATTACCCGACCCCACTTATGGACTAGTCTACGAAGGACTAAAGACATTCGGATATACGGCAGAAAACATCAGTGATAAACCAGCTAACTAATCCTCTAGCAGGACAGAAAATGAAACAGGGGGCAATGAAGCCAATGTTCGGCGACCGATTGCCCCAAGCTCGTCCCAACGCCACCAACAAGAAAAGTGGTGGTTTTACAGCACCAGTAGTAAAGAGGCGTAAAGGAGTAATTTCAGCAGGTATGGGTAAAAACATGACATTTGCATTTATGAACACAGACATTGCTTCTTTCAGTTCAGACAAACCCTCACTTCTTTTTTCTGCCTCAGAGCATAGCGGAGTTGCCGAGTTCCTAAATTTAACTGGTCGCCAACGATATTACAGTATCGATGATATCCCCGACGACGAGTTAGCAGAAATGACTGACCAACAAATTAACGAAGCAATTCATCGTCAACAAGAAGTTGAAGCAAAAAACAAAATTAGAGAAAGTGCGAACCAACGGGCTAACTACCGCGCCAAGTTAGATACTTTCCGAGAAGGTAAGTCTGCTATTCGTCAAGGTTACCTTCCTTATGTTGGTAAATTAATGTACGGCTAAATTATGAAGTACGCAAATCTTATATCATTAACACGGAAGCTAAAAGGTCGTCTTGAAGTTGTAGAACAGGAAACATCTGGCATTACAGGCATAGCAACGCAAGAAATTGATGAAGCTACTGTTGAAATGCTTGTAGATGAAGTGGAATTGGGGGATATGGACACCTATCTTCAAATGATTTATGAGTTTCCTTTAAAGCTTACTGAGCCTTCTACGATTAATTATCTGAAGATGATTGCAGAAGACATCTCTATTGCCAAAATCATCGACTTCAAATTTCCTCGTCAAACCGATGGTGAAGCTAATAATGATGGATTCAGTCAAATAAGTTTACAACGAGGCTTAGACCGTTTACAATCCCTATTTGCGGGTACAGGAATATTTGTAGCTGGTGCAAATGCAGGTCTTCAAGCAATTCAAAACGACCCAAATGCTTCTCAACAACAAAATAGAAACATTATCTTAGCAGGGGAAGTACTTAAAGAGTATATCGGCTACGATTTTAATGGTGATGGTACGAGTGACACTGATATTTTTAAAAAGAACTTAAATGTTGAACCTAGTTTTTATTGTGCTGACGATTTCAATGAAATTGTAGGTACTAACGATGGTAATTTTATCGAAAATGGTGTACAAACAAGACGCAATCGTTATGTTACCCCATACTCCAACAACTATCGCAATCCTGATACTGTGAGCTTTTGGTAAATGTTTATTGAACGCCCCAGCTATCCTGCAAATCATAAGTTTCCCGATATAGACCTCCAAACTATAGCTGCATATATCCGCAATGAAGTTAACATCACGTTTAATACAGCTTTAGGGGGTAAGAAAGCTATTTCGAGTTATACAGTAGACAACACTAACAAATTGCCTCTAGGGACGAATATCTACCCGTTACTGAAGATATTTCGCAATGAAGAGTCTTTCCTATTCCCTATTGGTGCGGGAAATATAGTAAGTCTCACAATTGCCTATGTATTAGCATATAGTGCCAAAGATACAGCTTCAGGGCTTACCTTCTATGTAGCAAAAGAAATTGCCCGTATACTCCAAAATAGTGAAGTTGATGATGTCATTCCCTTCACCATCGACAAAGAGCAAGGCATCACTATCAAATACGAATCATCTACAACCACTGATATTGTCTACGACTACGCTAAAATAAACTGCGCTGTCTTTGCATATTAGTTGGAATGATATACTTAATGTAAATAACATAATTATCGATAACTATGGCATCAAATATTCAAGTAGGTCTGGGAGTTGCAGCCCCTATTGTACTTACAACCCTCGAATTTGGGTCTAATCCCATAAAAGTAATTGGCGACTCTCAGTACGTTCCTATTACCATCGAAGCTGCTCAAGCTGACATCACCGCATCTGTTATTCCTATTGCTACACAGTCCAAGCTTAAGGCAGAGGTTGCTGGAGCATTCGATAAGGTTCGTGTAGGAGATTTTATCACTGCTGTTGCAACTGGTTCATTGACTGCAAAGAGCAATGTAACTGTCACCGCAGCCTACTTGGCTTCTGGACTCAAAGAAATAACCTTTGACGAAACATACAACAGCACTAACCTCGGTGTTAAGTCTGGTGACGCAATTACCGTTGCTTCTGCTGGTACAGGTATTCCTGCAAACACTATTGTCACTAAGATTGACTATCTGGCTCGTAAGATTTATGTTGACAAAGCACTTACCGAAAGCAAAGTTGCCAACCTTCAGGTTACCCCTAAGATTCGCGTTACAGCCGTTCGTAAGTCTACCGCAGTAGCTAACCCTAATGAAATCGACTTTGACAGCACAGTAGCCACCACAGGTGTCGCTGGTAACGCTACCATCAAGGGCGGAGCAGTCGATGGTGTATTCACCGTTCTTCGTATCACTCCTGTTGACTCACTAACCAACTCTAAAGCAACTCTAGCTATCTCTTCAGCTACTCTCACTGGCGCTGAAGTTAAAGGTAGTACTGAAGGCTTTAATGGTCTTGTTTATGATACCTTGACCTATTCCAACATCGGTCAGTATCAAACCGACCTTGACACCTACCGCACTCTTGCTGGTGTTAATCCTCCTGCCTAATGGCTATTGAATGTTTCGGTACTAAATACTACGCCATCTCTAACCTGTTTATCAGGGATATTGATGGCGTATTTTTTACTTTTCCTGCCCCTTACAGTATTAAAGCTGAATCTGATTTTTTAGCTACCAGCCATCTAGAGTTGTGTTATGCTAGTTTCTATGATAGTCCACTCATATTGGATTATATATTTGACTTATTTTTTTATGTGATATCTTTTGAAGGTGTTTTAGAATCTTTTTTATTAAGGTCTATACATTTAAAAGAAGAGCCTCGTAACGAATCTTATGGATACAAAGGTATTTATAGTTTTCCTCCAGACCTAATCATTCAAAATAAGACACTACTCAACGAAAAAACAGAACTAGGACAATTCTATGGCAGCCTCAGACAAATTAAACAAACCATTCTATCAGACCCTCGAAGTAAAGCTTGATAACGAATCTAAGCCAGTTCGCATTAGGCGTGTTCCTCAAGATGACCTAAAGAAACTGATTAACTTGCAGGACGAATTGCTAGGGCTATATATCAAAGCAGATGGCGCATTAGCTGAGCTTTTGGTTGACGAATCTGCTGTAGAGCTTATCAAGCAATACATTGGGATGCTTCCAATTGAAGGTCAAAAATCCGAAGAACAAAAGTACTTAAGCTATGATGATATCTCTGAAAATTGGGAACAATTGACA